ATAAAAATAAAGATGTCAAATTTGTTAAAGCAAAAGCTGCGTGGGAAGACAATTAAAATATTTGGACCTCCAGGCACAGGGAAAACAGAAAACTTACTCAAAAGAGTTCAGAGATACCTGAAACAAGGATACTCACCAGATGAGATATGTTATATATCTTTTACTAACAAAGCTGTTGATGAATGTGTTTCAAGGGTTAGGAAAAGATTTAAAGAATATGATGAGGATGATTTCAAATATTTTAGAACATTACATTCTTTAGCAAGACAACAGTTTGCTGAAATTCCTGTTTTAGATCCTAAAGCTGATATGCTTATGTTTCACACGCAATATGGAACTGTAAAAGTTAATTATAAGGATGGTCATGATGATCAAAAAGTTTACAATAATTGGTCGTTACAAATATATGATAGAGCAAGAAATATGAAAGTAGATCCTGTTTGGTTATATAAACAACAACCTCGAAAAGCTGTAAGATTACAACAGTTTAAATCAATTATTGCTGGTTACGAACAATTTAAAACTATGGAAGTCGAAGGTGGAGGGAGAACAGCTGACCGATTAGATTTTACTGACATGGTAGAAAAATTTATTAGTGAAGGTGTATCTATTCCTTTTAAAGTTTTAATGGTAGATGAAGCACAAGATCTAACTCCCCTACAGTGGGACTTAGTTGTTAAATTAGCTAAAGCAGTGGATAGAATTTATATTGCAGGAGATGACGATCAAGCAATATACGAATGGAACGGAGCTGAAGTTGAGTTTTTTCAAAAGTTTCCTGGTAGATCTTTAGTTTTAAAAAAATCAGTAAGGTTAAATAAAAACATTCATTTTTTTTCTAGTTGTTTATTGTATTCGATGGGTTCAAATAGAGTTGAAAAAGAATTTTATTCTAATGGAAAAAAAGGTGCTATTTATAGATGGAATGGATTAAAAAAAATACCTTGGGATATGGAGGGTAATTGGATGGTTTTAGCTAGAATTAATGATGTAAAGAGAGAGCTCCAGCAAGAGGCAAAGAATTTAGGTTTATATTATCAAGATCAAAAAAATAACAAATCATTTGACCCAAATCAATTTTCAGCAATTCAATACTGGGAAAAAATCTGTCAAGGCGGTAGTATTACTAGAGAAGAAGCATGTACAATGTATGAATTTTTATTAAACATAGACCACGGATACCGGTCAACGGATAGTAAAAAGTGGTCATTTGCACACCCGAATCAAGTATTTAATTTTGATGAATTACATCTCAGATGTGGTATGAGAGATGAAAAAGGACTATGGAATCAAGTGTTTAAAAGAAAATTTAAAGACAAAGATAAAAAGTATTTTAAAAAACTTATGCAGGAAGGTGTAGATCTTACGCAGCCACCAAAAATAATAATAGATACTATCCACCAGGTAAAAGGTGGAGAAGCTGATAATGTTGTATTAGCCAGTAAATGCAACTTTCCATCACATTATGACAAAAAGAATTTAACAGATAAGGTAAAAGAGTTAAGAGTTTGGTACACAGGAGTTACCAGATCTAAACAAACTTTACATTTGTTAGGTACAAACCATCAATATAACTTTCCGTTAGGAAAGTATTTTAAACTTTATGAGGCAAACTATGTTTAGGAAGTTAATATTAGACGCTTTAGAGGATAGATATATTGCACAAATATCAGAGGCTGAAGCTACAATAAAAATTTACTTAGAAAAATCTGTAGGTATAGGAGAACATCCGCAGCACTTGGACGAAGTAGATAAATTAATTGAAAAAATTGCAACAGCAGAAGAAAAATTAGGAATACTAAAAGGATTTAAATTATGACAAATAAAGATATGTTTGATGAAAGTTTTCCAGAAGATGTGCAAATTGGAGGATCTCACTATAAATTTTTCGAAATTCAACCATATGAATTTATATCAAGAAACAAATTATCTTTTTTTCAGGGCAACGTTGTGAAGTACGTTTGCAGGTATTTATTTAAAAACAAAGTTGAGGATTTGGAAAAAATAAAACATTATTGTGATTTAGAAATCAAGAGATTAAAAAATAGAAAAAAATGAATATAATTGCATCTATTTTATTAATTGTTGCTATTTTTGGATTAATAGTTTTAATGTTAGTTTTTTGGAACAATGAAAAAATTTAAATTTATTATTGTGGTCCTTGTGCTGTCAGTAAGTTTATTAGGATGCATCAAAGATTACGATTTAAACCCAGGAACAACAATCATAAGAACATTAATTAGTAATGACTCATCAACTTAATTTTATTTATAATGATTCTGATTGGATTTGTCCTTCAGAATACCCAGATTTATCTCAAGCAACAGAAATTGCTATTGATTTAGAAACTAAAGATCCAAACATAAAAACAAAAGGTGCAGGATGGGCAACATTTGATGGTCATATTGTAGGGTTCGCAGTAGCAGCTCTTGGCCAACAATGGTATTTTCCAATACATCACGATGCAGGTGGAAATATGGACGAGGGAATAACCTGCGCATGGATGCAAGATGTTTTAAATTTACCGGCAACTAAAATATTTCATAATGCTAGTTATGATGTTGGTTGGTTATTAGTAAATGGTTTTAATATCAAAGGAAAAATTGTGGATACAATGATAGCAGCGGCAATCATAAATGAAAACAGATTTAGTTTTAGTTTAAACGCTTGTGCAAAAGATTATCTTGGTGAAATAAAAAATGAAACATTCTTAAATGAAAAAGCAAAAGAATGGGGAATAGACCCCAAGGCAGACTTATGGAGACTTCCTGCTGGCTATGTTGGGTTTTATGCAGAGCAAGACGCAGGTTTAACTTTAAAATTATGGGAAAGACTTAAATCAGAAATTACCAAACAAAGCTTACATGATGTTTGGGAATTAGAAATGGACCTGCTGCCTATATTAATTGAAACAAGACAAAGAGGAATTAGAGTTGATGAAGAAAGAGCAGCTGAACTTAAAAAAGAATTTAAAAAAAAAGAAGGTCAAGTTTTACAAAAAATTAAAAAGGAAACTACTTTGAATGTCGATATTTGGGCTGCAAGAAGTGTTGCTCAAGTTTTTGATAGGATTGGAGTTGAGTATCCACGGACAGCGAAGACTGACGAACCAAGTTTTACCCAAAACTGGTTAGTGAACTGTGATAACCCGATAGCGCAACTAATAAGAGAAGCAAGAGAAATAAATAAATTCCATTCAACATTTATAGATTCAATCCAACGTTATGTTCATAAAGGCAGAATACATTCTGAAATAAATCAATTAAGATCTGATCAAGGGGGGACTGTATCTGGTAGACTTTCATATTCAAATCCAAACTTACAACAAATTCCAGCAAGAAACAAAGAGTATGGTGATAAAATTAGAGGATTGTTCCTACCTGAAGAAGGTAAGCAATGGGGTAGTTTTGACTACTCACAACAAGAGCCTAGGCTTGTTGCACACTATGCTGCATCAGTGAATGAAACATTTGAGGGTGCAGCAGAGTTTATTGAAGCTTATAAAAATGAGGCTGCTGACTTTCACCAAATAGTTGCAGATATGGCTGGTATTACAAGATCTCAGGCTAAAACTATTAATTTAGGATTATTCTATGGTATGGGTAAAAATAAATTAGGCAAAGAATTAGGTATTACAAAAGACAAAGCTGAAGCCCTTTTAAGACAATATGGAGAAAGAGTTCCTTTTGTTAAAAAATTAGCTACAGAAGTGTCTAGCTCTGCTTCTAAATATGGCTTTATTCGAACGATAAAGGGCCGTAAATGCCGATTTGACATGTGGGAGCCTGCTACCTTCGGAATGAATAAAGCAATGCAATATGAGGAGGCTAAGGCCATTTATGGAAACAACATCAGAAGGGCTTTTACTTACAAAGCATTAAATAGATTAATTCAAGGATCTGCAGCGGATCAAACTAAACAAGCTATGATTGAATGTCATAAAGCAGGATTTAAACCTTTACTACAGATTCATGATGAATTATGTTTTTCAATTAATAATGAAAATGATATTAAATTAATCAAGGAGATAATGGAAAATGCAATCGAAGATCTTAGAGTTCCTTCCAAAGTTGATATTGCCCTCGGACGATCCTGGGGAGAGGCTAAGGAATAAAAATTGCTTAGCCTGTAAATCAAAAAGAACTATTCTTTCTGGTGATCATCAGATTCCCTGTCCTGCGTGTCAACCAACTCCCGATTATTTTCGTTCTCTTGCAGGTCTTTAGAATTATAAAATTGTAATTTATAACCTTTCTCTTTTAACTCTTTTATTTTTTTTGGTGTCCAATAAAACATAGCTCTCCTTTTTGTTTTTTTACCTATTATACCATGGACGATTTTTTGAAATTTTATTTTATTGAATAGTAATCGATCACCTGCTGCAGGGGTTTAATTCTAGATGCGACACTGAATGCTTTTAGAAAAATTTAGAGCGCAGTATCCTTAGGGAAAAATTTAATTTTTTTAAGCTAGATTAACTAGCTATATCAAAAAGACCTTTTTGTGCGTCTTCAACACTTTGATCATTAATCTTTGTTCTAAGATTTTTGATCTTGATATCGATCCACTTCATGTCAGGTGTTACTCTGCCCTGAGTTAACGCCTGTGTTGCCCACTTGGACTCCAACTGAAGTTTCTCCGATATTAACTTTTGTAGTTGCATCTCGGTCAACCTCCTCAAAGGTTATGAAAAGTAAATCTGGATTATGAAACCCAGCACCTTCCACTTGGTTTATATCTCCTGAGTCAACCTTCTTTACAAAATCCTCAAGAGCAGCTTTATCGTTCTTGGCCTCAAGCGTCTCATTAATATATATATTTTTATAGTTTGCTTGGACGCGATACAGCTTCATGATGTATTATATAACAAAATGTGATAATAATGCAACTATGTGGGTGCTCCCACCTGCCTACATTCAAATCGAATGGCTAATTTCTCTTTATTTACTCTATTTTGGTCCATTTTTGCTAGATGTCTTGCAGAAAATCTATAGCCATCCATAGAACAATCTGCCCAATTATCATACTGAATGCCCATAATTGCACTGCCAGGGCACTGCATTGTTAAATAACTACATACATGTAAAACTAATACAAATTTTCCCATAATTACCTATATTATCCTAGCTCATTATTTTGTTGCATATCCCATCTAAATGTATATATAGAATTCATGCTTTTTACAAAAATAACTAACAAAGAGGATAACATGAAAAGTGAAAAATCAAAAGCTGAACTAAGTGCGGCTGAAAAACTTGGTGAAGCTTTGGTATTACACCCTGAGTGGGAAGTAAAACCTAAAGTTGTTGAAATGGTACATGAGTTTACTGTGTCATTCAATGAGTCGACAAAGAAGTTAACATTAACTGTTAATGGCGAAGTCTATCGAGAGATGGATTGTAAAGATGTCTTGAGTGGTAAAATAAAATTTCATCAAGGTATTAATGAACTTAATCATAAGTTTAACCTATGGAAGTACGATGACAAGAATTAATTGTGCTTCAGAAATTTTTAGGGAATGGGCTGAGAAGGTATCTGAAACCTTGGATGAGTTACCAAGAACAACGGTTACCGGACAACCATTGGAATATTCTGATGATGAGTTTCAAAAAGTAATGGCGAAGCTGCAGCAGTGTTCATTTAATTTTGCTGAGTTTCCAATTTACCCAATCAACGAAAAAATTGCTTGTGAGTTAGTTTATAGCCAACTCGCAGGGTACGATAACGAGGACTAAAATATTATGAAAGATTTAATTTTTAGTATGATCTTTATTGGCCTTATGCTGGCAATACCACCAAAAATATTATTATTTATTTTTGGATCATTAACCTATTTATTGTTTTACTAAGGAGGAAAAGATATGAACAATCAAATAAAAAATAAATACTTCGAAACAACAGACTATACGAAGTTTAAAAAAGCTAGAGGTAATAGACCTGTAGATGAAGGACACGTTAGGCAGCTAAAAAGATTAATAGCTGAAAAAGATTTATACGATCCTATTCGTGTAAATAACAACATGGAAGTAATAGACGGACAACATACTTTACAAGCTAGAAAAGAACTAGATCTTAAAGTACCTTATATTATTATTAATTCAGACGACCCACTTGATGTTGCAAGACTAAATACTGGTCGTAAGAATTGGTCTATGGAAGCATACTTGAGTCATCATTGTTCAAGGCAAAAAAGAGATTATCAAATTTGCAGAAACAAAATGAATCAATATGGTTTAAATGTTGCAGAAGCAAT